CGATCTTCCTTCATCCCTTAAATATACGAAAGAAAGGTCAAAGGCCAAAATCCCTCTTAAAGTATCTTCCTTCGATATTATCATTTAAATAATCTTCGGTTTCTAACACACCTAAACTAAATAATGCTTTATTTTCTAAGTAAGTTAATTCTTTTTTAGAATAAGCTAATTGTAAAATTATACGTTCGAAATGTGATTGATTACCCTCCTTAATTTCATCTTTAATAAATTGATGAGAACCATAATAGGTTTTCCAATCGCTTTCTTTTTGAACTTGTTTATAAACTGGTGGTCTACCTTTACCTTCCCATAGGGCGGCTTCACGTTTACCAATTTTTTTCTTTTGGTTGTAAATTAAGGCTTTTTTGCCAACGTATTTTTTTCCTGAGGGTATATGGGTTGTTTGATAAACATATCCATATGTGCCTTCTGGGAATTGTTCATAACTTTCTGGTATTATCATGTATCAAATCTTATAACGAATGTAGTATCTGTTTCACTACTTGCTTTAATTGGTTGTGCTAGTTTTCCTACTACTAAAAGATTACCATCATCATCGTGTAATCCTACTGTAGTAATATAAGGTTTAAAAGCCGAACCTGTTGTAAAGTCAGCTACATCTTCACTTTCTATAGAGGAAATTTTACGTGCTGTAGGGTTAGTTGTGAATTCAAACTCATCTTCAGTTATTGTGCACTGATATTCATTTTCAGTGATTAAATGGGTATTTTTATATTCTAATGTATTTAAGATACCTCCATTAAATAACTCCATATATTTAGGATGGGTTAATACTGCAAATCCATTATCATAGAATAAATTACCTACGGGGTAAGTACCTGTAAATGATTCTGATATCATAGCGATTTCATTTGTATTCATTGAACGATTCCATATTTGAAATTGTTTCATATGGAATGATCGTCCACCAAATAAACCATTTGTTTCACCATCATTATAATATGAACCATCAGCATTTCTTTTAGAAAAGAATACTAAATCTGCTTTATTTTGGCATGGTTTAGTAGTAATATCGTCTGCTTCATTATCTAATATACCATTTTTATATATTTGAAGCTTACTTCCTGTTTTTTGGACTAAAATATGTGTAGGATCCCTATCAGCAGTTCCCGCAAAAAGACTACCAGTTACCCTTGATAAGTTTTCACCATCAAATCTTTCAAAATGAATTTCTAAATTAGCATTAGCAATTCTTTCTACGGCTAATCTATAAGGAAAAGCTGGATTAGCTGGGGTCGAAGTTAAATCTAACGCTCCTGTAATATTAGTAGAATAATTACCTCCTACTTGAGTACCTAACGGTGGGGAGGTTTGAGCACCTTCTTTAGTTAAGATATAATTAGTAAGTTGATCACTATCTTGTGAGTATATGTTTAATTGGGCTGATCCACTATAATAAAAACTTATACAAAAATCCTCATCATTAAAATTTAAATAAGGACGGTGTTCAGCAGTAATATATTTTATTGAGTGGTTTCCTGGTACTTCTGTAGAATTATTTGCTACTATATTTGTAGTATTCATTATTCCAGCATCCTTTTCACCTTGCCTAAATATAAAATTTTTATATCTTATTACATTTTGGAAATAAGAATCATCATAAACCGGGTGAGAATATTCAGTAAGGGTATTTACTAAAGTATTTCCGGTTTCTATATCTAAATTTAGATCTTCCCTTTTAAAAGCTTGAACTGGGGCTAAATAAAAAACTCTATTATCTTCATTAGGAAAATTATCTTTACCTATATCAGTATCATATAAGTTACCAAATCCATCATCTTGAATATTATAAGTAACTCCTCCTTTAGTTATATTTAATACAAAAGATTCTGGTTGAACTTCTGAACCAAAAGTTTTTTGACTTAAACTTAATAGACTAGCACTTTGATATAATCGGCGTTCTTGAGTAGTATAAGTAGCATCATTTAATTCAAGTCTATTAGCTCTTTCTTGAATATAATTACGGTAGTAAAGCTTATCTATTTGATAATATTGTCTACTCTCAGTTGTAAATGTGCTTTTGTTTAATCCACTCCAAGCTAAAGATGCCGTTTGTGCACCAATTGAAGCCAAATTTACAGTATCATACTGTTTATGGGCTTCAAAAGGTGTTATTTTTATGTCATTTGCACTTAATTTTTTAAATATGCCAGGCATTAATAATCAAGTTTAACCTTAATAAGGGCTTCTTTTGTAAAATCTTTTGGTAGTGGAGAACTTAATTTTGCTACTGCTAATAAGTCTTGTGCATCATTATATAATCCTACGGTAGTAATATAAACTTGAGGATTATCAATCATTGAATCATGTTTTAAAGTACCATCATTTTCTGTAAATGAATCGTTAGTAGTATAATTAAATTCTTGGTTTTTAACTCTTATAAAGTAAAATTTACTTGCTATATCTTCTTGAGAATCCAAAATAAATCTACTTCCTGAAAGTATACCATCTCTTAATCTCATAGGATTTCTATCAGCGGCATTAGAACTTCTTGCTATATTTAATGCTATTCCATTATCGGCTTGTGCAGCATTTAACGCATCTGGATTCAAGACTATTAAACCCGCATCAGGGTAAATAAGACCATATGAACCGCTATCTGTAACATAAGTATTACTAGTTCCTTGTCTAACACCATTAGAACCTGACACTAAATTAAATTCTCTTCCTACTCCTGGCCTTATTGCATTAGCAGATCCTGAAGTAGTTACTGAATCATCAGTTAATTCTAATAAAGCACCAGCACCCGATCCTGATATATCTAATGCTAGGTTACCCATTCTAATTGAATTTCTATATCTAGCTCTATTTACGTTAATTACTAAAATATCATCAGGTACATGACCATCAAAACTAAAATTCTGTGTTTCATCTCCACCATATACTAAATTTCTATATTGGGTATAAACTGATTTAGCAGCACTAAAACCTTCTGCTCCCTCTCCTGTTGCGAAATCTATTGAACCACTACCTACTTTATTTCCATAAGCAATAGAGTATTGTACTTCGGAAGTAGATAAGGTAGCATCTCCGTTATATACTTCAAGAAAAAATGCACCGCTAGATGTAGAAGAAGTAGTTACGTATTGTGCGCTCGAAGTAAAGTGATTTGATTCTAAATTATTAACGTTACCACTCCATGCACTAGTAAAGACTCTATCAATACTGTCTACTGTGTCTCCGCTTAAAAAAGGTATGAATGTTGCCATGTTTATATTTTATTAATATGAAGATCTAGCTTGGCCTACTGCTGTAGTACCTGCACTAGTATTCTTATTTACTGTTAATGTTACTGTTGATCTAGCTCCTGTATCTAAACCTATAATAGTAATAGAAGTAGCTAAAGCTGCATTAGACCCAAATAAAGTAGTTCCAGCTAATGTAGTACCTGTGAAGCTTTGTCCAGTAAAGGTTTGGGATAATGCAGTTCCTGTAAATGGGATACTTCTAGGATTAGCTGCACTTACGTTAGCTTCTGTTGTTTGTCCTGCTTGGATTAATCTTCTATCAGCAATAGTAAATACATAGCCTGATTCAATAGTTGTATCGAAGTTAAGTGTATTAGGAGTAATAGTGAAATTAGCAGATCTACCTAAAGTAATGTTGTTAGATTGTAGACTTAATACAGGAATTTTAGTCGTTCCACGTGGTAACGTGGTTAATTTTGAAACCATAGTATTATTTTCATTTGGTATAGCTTCAATTAAGGGTAAAGCTTCAATAGCTTCACCATAAAAAGCAGTCCCGTTAGGGTGATTTTCGTTATATAAAGTATAATCTATTTCATCGTCTGCTAAAGCAAATTGAGTGATTCTAAAAGAACCATCTTGTCTCGATAAGAGTTCACGACCCTTCTTAGTTAATATAGCGTCTACAATAACGCTTGAGTTATCTAAATATCCCATTTAAGTTCGGTTTTGTTTATAAATATATATTATCTACGTCTTCTTCTATTTCTTCTTCGTTCTCTACGTCTTTCCTGTCTATTTTCTCTTCTTTCTTCTCTTCTTTCTTGTCTATTTTCCCTTCTTTCCTCCCTTCTTTCTTGTCTTCTTTGTCTGCGTTCTTCTCTTGGCAGCATATTTCTTTCT